TAAGAACAATGGACGGAAAAAAAGTTGTCAGAAGAGATTTTCACGATAGGGTAAAAATAGATCAAGCTAGAAAAGAAATATCAGAGACGACAAACCGTGAATATTACGGAATGGAATTGTCTATGTATCCTTTCATAAATGAAATGTATTCTGGTGAGGTGCAGTACGACTCTAAACACATTCGAGTCGTTAACATTGACATTGAGATTGCTGCCGATGACGGATTTCCTGATATTCAAGAGGCGTTAAAACCTATAACTGCAATAACAATGTATTATGATGGGACGTATTACGCTTATGGCATAGGAAGCTACAACAAGCACAGAGAAGATGTTTTCTATAAAAGATATGAAAATGAAAGGGCATTAATTCTTGGTTTTGTTGAGGATTGGAGAAAGATAAATCCAGATGTTGTTACCGGATGGAACGTTGAAGGGTTTGATATACCTTACATGATCAATAGATTTGAACGTGTTGCTGGTAAATCTACATCTGATCGATTATCACCTTGGAATATTATTGTTCAAAAGACTATCACAAAAAGAGGAAAATTTGGTGAAGAGACGCATCAAGTTAAAGACGTAAAGGGATTAACTGTTCTTGACTATTTGATTTTATATAAGAAATTCACGTACAAGGCTCAAGAAAACTATCGTCTGGATACTATTGCCAATGTCGAGCTTGGCGAGAGAAAGTTAGACTATTCGGAGCATGGATCTCTTTTAAGTCTTCATAAAAACGATCATCAAAAGTTTATCGAATACAATATTAAAGACGTAGAGCTTGTTCAGAGATTAGATGAGAAGCTTGGTATGTTGGAGTTGGTTTATGCTCTTGCATATGATGCAAAGGTAAACTTTGCTGATTCTTTAACATCTGTAAAGATGTGGGATGTGATCATTCACAATCATCTTATTAAGCAAAATATTGTAATTCCGGGAAAGCCTTTAGAAGTCAACAAAGGCGAAAAGATTAAAGGTGGTTACGTTAAGCAGCCTAAACCGGGAATGTATGAGTGGTTGTGTTCTTTTGACCTTGATTCTCTGTATCCACACTTAATTATGCAGTACAACATTTCTCCAGACACATTTAAGGGACATATAGGAAAAAGTGTTACTGTAGATAGTATTCTTTCCGATACCTGCGATATGAAATCTATTCAGCAAAGATTGGATGAAACTAATTGTTGTATGGCAGCATCAGGATTCGTCTTCTCTAAAGAAAAACAAGGGTTTTTAGCAGAGCTTATGGAGACGATGTACGAAGATCGTGTTAAATATAAAAACATGATGAAGGAATCGACTAAAAAGTACAAAGAGACGGGGGAAGAAAAATATAAGCTTGAGATTACACGTTATCATAACATGCAGATGGCGAAAAAGATTCAGTTAAACTCAGCTTATGGTGCTTTGGCTAACGAGTGGTTCAGGTGGTTCAACAATAGCTATGCAGAGTCAATTACCCTATCAGGGCAGCTTGCTATTAGGTGGATACAGGACAAGCTAAACATCTATTTGAACAAAGTTGTGGGGACTACTAATGAAGACTTCATTGTGGCGTCAGACACTGACTCTGTTTATGTTACTTTTGATAAGTTGGTTAAACTTACTTTCGGTGACGTATCTGAAGTGCCAAAACAGAAAATTGTCCGTTTCTTGGATAAGGTCTGTGACCAAAAGATCCAACCATTTATCGAAAAAACTTATCAAGAGTTGGCTGAATACACTAGAGCGCATTCTCAAAAGATGAATATGAAAAGAGAATGTATTGCTGATAAAGGAATCTGGACAGCAAAGAAAAGATACATTCTCAATATGTATGTCAATGAGAACGAGGTATACGATACGCCGAAACTTAAGATGATGGGTATCGAAGCTATCAAGTCTTCTACACCTACAATCTGTAGAAAGTACATTACGGACACCATAAGACTGATTATGGACACAGATGAGCAAAAGGTGATAAACTTCATTTCAAAAGTAAAAAGGGAATATTCCAATCATTCCTTTGACGAAGTTGCCTTTCCTAGAACAGCAAACAACGTAAAGAAATATAAAGATACCACGACTATCTATAAGAAAGGTACGCCAATTGCTGTGAGAGGTTCTTTACTTTACAACAAAATTATCGAGGATCATGGACTAACTAATCTTTATGAACCGATAAAAGATGCTGACAAAGTAAAATATTGTTATCTTAAACTACCTAACCCTGTTAAAGATAACGTGATTTCTTGTTCATCCGGGTTGCCGAGTGAACTTGAATTGGAAAAATATGTAGACTACAAGATACAGTTCGAAAAAGGTTATCTTGAGCCTATGAAAGCCATCCTCAATGCTGTAGGATGGGAACACGAAAAGAGAAACACCCTTCCATTTTTATAGGAGTTTGTGATGAGTGATTTTTTTAGAAATCTCGCTGACGAAGTGAAAGATGTCGATAGTAGTATTTTGGCCGATGGTGAAGGTGCTGCAGAGTTTACCGGATACATTGATACTGGCTGTCTGATGCTGAATGCGGTTCTTTCTGGTAGTCTTTATGGCGGCATTCCAAACAACAAGGTAACTGCCTTTGCTGGGGATCCAGCAACGGGTAAGACGTTCTTTGTGCTATCTGCTGTCCGAGAGTTTTTGAAGGCCAATCCTAAGTCTGGTGTCGTTTATTACGATACAGAAGCTGCGGTAACAAAGCAGATGATGGAAGAGAGAGGAATTGACGTAAACAGAGTCATCCTTGCTGAACCAGATACTATTGAATCTTTCCGCACTCACTCTTTGAAGTTTCTGGACAAATATATGGCAGTAGGAACCAAAGAGGATGAATTGCCTCCGATGATGATGGTTCTTGATTCTTTGGGAATGTTATCAACAAACAAAGAGATGCAAGATTCTCATGACGGTAAAGATACCCGAGACATGACTAAATCTCAGGTTATTAAGGGAACTTTTAGAACTCTGACCTTAAAGCTTGCCCGTGCTAAGGTTCCTTTGTTGATTACTAACCACGTATATCAGGTTATAGGCTCTTATGTTCCGACAAAAGAAATGGGCGGTGGATCTGGTCTTAAGTTTGCTGCATCAACTATTGCCTTTCTTTCTAAGAAAAAGGTCAAAGAGGGTACAGATTTCACAGGCAATATCATTACTGTGAAAATGAATAAGTCTAGACTGAGTAAAGAAAATTCACAGGTAGAACTTCTTCTTAACTACAAGACCGGACTTAGCAAGTGGCATGGTGTTCTTGAGTTTGCTGAAAGTAAGGGTATTGTTGAAAAAACTGGTACTAGATACAAGTTTCCCGATGAGGTGGCTTCTGTGTTCGCCAAACATGTTTACGAAAAGCCCGAAGAATACTTTACTGAGTCTGTAATGGAAAAAATCGAACAAGCCGTGGCAGAGGAGTTTAAGTACGGCCAATGATTGATGATTTGATCCTAATGAATTTAGCAGTAAACGAGGAGTACTCTAGGAGGGTACTTCCGTTTATCGATTCAGCTTACTTCAGTACGAAGAGTCAAAAGATCACTCTTAAGATGATAAAGGATCACATTGAAAAGTACAACGTAAACCCAACCAAAACATCTTTGATTGTTGATCTTGAAGAAATAGACAACATTTCTGAAGATGACTTCAACTCAATCAAAAATCTAATCACAGGATTCAAGGTTGACGATAATGTTGAACTTGACTGGCTTGTTGATACTACCGAAAAGTTCTGTCAGGAAAAGGCTGTGTACAATGCTTTGATGCAGTCTATTGAGATTGTCGATGGTCAGAACAAAAATCTGACTAAAGGTGCAATTCCAAAAATCTTGACTGATGCTTTGGCTGTGTCTTTTGATACCGATGTCGGCCACGATTATATTGAAGACGCTGAGAAGCGTTATGAATTTTATCACCGTAAGAACGATAAGATTCCCTTTGATATTGATCTTTTCAACGTCATCACCAGAGGTGGGTTTGAGAAAAAGACGCTCAATGTCTTTATGGCAGGACCGAATGTCGGTAAGTCGTTGGTGATGACACACTTTGCTGGCGCTCATCTGGCTATGGGAAAGAATGTTCTTTATGTCACTATGGAGATGGCGGAAGAGAAAATCGCCGAGAGACTTGATGCCAACATTCTAGATGTGCCGATTGAAGACATTATCCAACTCACCAAAGAAAACTTTCTTACAAAGGTCAGCAAGTTTGGTACTAAAACAGCAGGAAAACTTCTTACTAAAGAATATCCGACATCACAGGCAAACGTGAATCACTTAAGGGTTCTTTTGAACGAGATTAAGTTGAAGAAGAAGTTTTGGCCCGATATCATCTATATTGACTACATCAACATTATGAGTTCTTCAAGGATTTCTGCTGGCAATGGGGCGAATTCATATTCAATTATCAAGAGTATTTCTGAAGAACTGAGGGGTCTCTCTGTTGAACACGGTCCACCTGTTGTTACTGCTACACAAGTAACAAGATCTGGATTTAAAAATTCTGATATTGATATAGATGATGTTGCTGAGTCGTTCGGTCTTCCTGCAACAGCCGACTTCATGGTTGCTCTGACAAGAAACGATGAGTTGGATGATCTTGGTCAGATCATGGTCAAACAGCTTAAGAATAGATACGCTGACAAGAACAAAAACAAAAGGTTTGTTGTTGGTGTTGATATGGAAAAGATGAGACTATACAACGTTGACAACTCAGCACATGACGATGTGATGGACTCTCCGGTGTTTGATAACACGAACACGGCTGAGAAGTTTAATATGGACAAATTTAAGGATTTTATGTAGTGAACAAAGTAAAACTTCTTGCAATGACTCAGCCTGAAAAAGAATCAGGGATTCCAGACTCTTCTGGTTTAATTGCATATTGTGCAAGAGTGAGTAATCCTGACAATCAGGACAACTACGAAACAGCGCCAAGATTGATTGATTATTTGATCGAACATGCACACTGGTCTCCTCTGGAAATGGTGAATCTTGTTTTCGAGATTGACTGTCCAAGAGACATTGCACGGCAGATTTTACGACACAGATCTTTCTCTTATCAAGAATTCTCTCAAAGGTATGCTGAAGCAACCCAACTTGGTATGACAACTAGAGAGTTTAGACTGCAAGATCAAAAGAACCGTCAGAATTCTATTGAGATGGAAGATGATGAGTTGAAGAAGCAGTGGGAAGCAAAACAGAAGCAGATCCAACATGAAATTACTATGGCTTATAAGTGGGCTTTAGAGAACAATATGGCTAAGGAATGCGCTAGAGTTATTTTGCCTGAAGGTATGCAAATGACTCGTATGACGATGAACGGAACGTTAAGGTCGTGGTTGCACTATCTTGATCTGAGACAAGCCAATGGCACTCAGAAAGAGCATACGGACATTGCTATGAAGATGAAACCTATCGTGTCGAAAAAGGTTCCGATTGTATCCAAATGGCTAAATAAAATATAACAAAAATACGCTACAAGGTTTTTAGATGTCTGAAGATGATGGCACAATCAATCGTATTAATATTTCATATCCGACAGGTGGTTCCTTTCTTACTTCAGAAACAAGTAAAACAGGAGCTATAAAAATAACTTTACCTAACTCTTGGTCCGATTCTATGCTAAGAGTTAATATTAATGTTTCAGAATATTCGGATGAAAAATCTTTTGAACTTACGGTTGGAGGTCTTGATAGTTCGGATGATGGGGGCCAGTGGAAGAATACATTTGCTTCACTGACACCTGACTCTAGGCAGATAATTGATCTTTCAGCTAGATTTGGTCACGATTCAGAAAAAACATGCATATTTATAGGTGAAGTCGATTCGTCTTGGTCGTATCCACAAATTATTGTGACTGAGTTCGAAGCTAAAAATGAAAAAGTTTCGAATTATGGCTGGTATGAGGGTTGGAAAGTTGAGTTTGTTACAGAATTTGATACAATTGATTCTACTGTAGAATTCCCAACAGTTTGGCACACAAGTAACGATGGTCCGGGATCTGGCCTTGACGCAGATACATTAGATACAATTCAAGGTGAACAATTCACAAGACGTGATGGTTTTGATCACGCAAATACTGTTCACATAAATTCAGCAAACAACGAAATAAAATTTACTTCTAATACATTTACTATTGATGTGCCAAGTGATTTTGTTCTTAAAGATAGCACTGAATCTGTCCAAAATTTGATATGGAGAGATCAATCTGCAGGTAAACTTTATTTTGGCACAAATACTGCTGCTCCTGTGACAAGAGAAGATTTGTACACAAATGGTGGTTTCAAATATTGGAATGCTGATGATGTAGTTACGAGTACTCTTTTGACGCAGACAGGTAGCGGTACGTGGGACATGCTTGAATATCAAAGTGCTTTGTTCACAGCTTCTGGTTCAACGACAGTCACTATATCGAATGCAAGTTCTACACCTGTTGGAACGTCATTTAATTTAATAGTTGTTGATGCTGCTGGTGCTTCGATTACTATTACCGCATCTCCGACACCTAAGTATCCAAATGGAGTGGTTCCATTTTTGAATGGAATTTCTGGACAGTATCTTGTTTTATCTTTTGTTCATGTGGGAAGTGGTCAGCTATTAGCTGCTGGTGCTAATTTAGCATAATGAAAAATAATTTTAGGGTTGAGAAATCAAATATATATAATGCTTGGTTAGTCGTTCAAAGCAATGACATTATAGTTGCTGCTTTTGCTAAGGCTAAATATGCTCATAGGACAAAAAACTTCCTAAATAGTGGTGGAGCATTTGATGGTGACTTTCCATCTTTCTTTTGCACGGAAGTAGAAATATTCGACGGGGATTTAAATGTCGTTAAACAAAAATCTTAGTACATTCGCTCAGTATGTTTCTGCTAACGGCGAAACTGTAAATATTAATTCGGATTCTTTGGTGATAACCGCTAATGCTTATTTCTTTGCTAACGGGAGTTCCGTAGGATCTGAAGTAAGTATTCCGCCAAATCTTGTTACTAACGGATATATTCAGGATTTCTTTTCACCAACAGTAACTCTGTCTGAACAAGGGTTACTGGAATATCAGTTTACTGGCACAACGGCTAATTCATATTCTGTTCCTACGACATCAAATACATTTGTTCAGGTTTTTCAGAATGGTGTTAAACTTTCTGCAAACTTATTCTCTGTTCCGAATACCTCTCATATCAACCTAGTAGATGCACCAGATTCTAATGATGTTGTTCAGTTTGTTATTAACAATGCAAATTCATTTACAATTCAATATTCTTCTACAGATATTAATAGATTAGGTCTTGCGTCTAACACTTACATTCAAAATGAAGTTCTTTCTAACTACATCACTGTAAGTGATGCTTCTTTTAAAGAATATCAGTTTACATCAACGACAGCAAATTCATTTGCAGTAGTAACAAAGCCTGATTCTACAGTACAAGTTTGGAAGTCTGGTATTAAACTTTCTAACACTTTGTTTTCTGTTCCAAATACAACTCATGTAAATTTGGTTGACACGCCACAAACTAACGACACAATAAGTATTCAGGCATATAATCCAAATACATATAATCTTACAATTACATCTAACAATTTAATATACGAAGTATTTACGTCTAATAATTACGTACAAGATAACTTGTTTAGTAAGATTAATACAACTGTTAATTTTACACTTGGTGGAAAAACGCAATCTGAATTTTCTAATACAACTCAATCGTATTTTAGCTTCGATTCTAATTCAAATACGTTAGTAGAAGTTTTTGTGAACGGTCTGAGACTTGCTAATGATCAGTATAGCGTTTATGATTCGAACAATTCAGTTTTCCTTTCATCTCCACCTCAATCAAACGATGTGATATCGATATCCGGGTTTAATCCTAATGCAACTGTTTACTCCGTTGCTGCTGGTAGTGTCCTTGGTCAAGCATATGTTTCTAACAGTTATGCTATTTCTTCTTTAGTTTCTAATAATTATGCTAGTGATACATTTGTCGTAAACGGTGGATCTACAAATGTTGGTATTGGAACATCTACTGCCAATACTTTATTACAGCTACAAGGCGGGATAGCGACAGGAAGTGTAGTTACTGGCACAGGTAACACAACTTTTGACTTATCTATACATCAAACAGCAATTGTTACTGCTACTGCTGGAAATACTGACGTAACAATATCTAATACAAGTCCTATTCCAAATGGCGCTGGGTTTGCTTTGATTGTTGCTGATGTTGCTTCTTCTACACTAACTATTAATGCATCTCCTACGCCTAAGTATCCAAATGCAACTGCTCCCACTTTAAGTGGAACGGCTGGTGAATATTTGTTAGTGGGATTTGTTCACGTTGGAAGCGGACAATTGATTGCCACTAGCTCTACGGTGTCTTAAAAATGTATGGATTGTTTACTCCTATTGCAGCTTTGATAGCAAAGAGAGATGCATATTTAACTCAACATTCCCTGCGGTTTGATAGCTCGGACACAGATTTTCTAACGCAATCAAACCAAGTGACAGCCACGGACAGCGATAAGTGGACTCTCAGCGTATGGGTTAAATCTGCAAGTGATGGTGGTGGTTCAACTTTTCGTACAATCATCTCTGGTGGCGATAATAATGCTCCACTGTACCTAAGTACAGATGACACACTCAATTTCTATGAGTATAATGGTTCAACTGTTCAGATGCAGTTTTACACCTCCGAAACTATCAAGGTTTCCGATGGCTGGAAACATGTGGTAATGAGTGTAGATTACGCATTAAATTCAAATACTTTTGGTGATAAAGTTAAGGTGTGGATTGATGGGACTCCTGCGACAATAAATGTTACCACTAATCCCGGTACTGGCGTTTGGAACCTACAAGGCAATTATGCAAGCGCCATGAATGGCACAACGCATACACAAGCTGGCACTTATCCTTACCGCAGAATCGGAAAAAAGGCAAATTCTTACCCAAGAGCCTTTGACGGTCAAATGGCAGAATTTCATTTCATCGACGGTACTGCCTACGACGCCTCCTATTTCGGTGAAACCCGTGGTGGTGTTTGGTTGCCTAAAGAAGTTACTGATGTAACCTATGGTAATAACGGATTCTATTTGGACTTCTCTCAGCCTTCTAGTACCATTAATGCTTTTAATGCTGTAACGTATGTGGGGGACGCCTCGACGAGCAACCCAGTCACGGGCGTAGGTTTCAGCCCTGACTTCGTATGGGCAAAAGATCGAGACTTTGCTAGTTCTCATGCGTTGTTTGACACCGTTCGTGGTATTAAGCAGCGTTTGAGGTCAGATACGACTGATCAGGAGGTGACGCAGAATGGTGTCATGAGTTTTGACGCCGATGGTTTTACGGTTGGCGATAATAATGGCGTAAACAGAAGTAATAGCGGCTTTGTAGCATGGGCTTGGAAGGCTGGTGGTAGTAGTAACACTTATAATATTGATGATGTTGGATATGCAACTGCTTCTGCTGCTGGACTAGATGGTGGTTCTATTACTCCAACCGGAGCTAGTGTGAACACTGAGGCTGGTTTTAGTATTATTAAGTATACAGGCAATGGGTCTACTGCTTCTATATCTCACGGATTAAATTCAACTCCAGAATGTATAATAGTAAAAAATCTAGACGCCGCTTCAACAAGTTGGTCAGTTTGGCATGATGGGTATGGAGATAATAACTATCAAACTTTGTATTTAGATGATACATACAATCTTGCAACTTTAAACAGGACTAGAATTTCCGCAGTAAGTAATCAGACGTTCTCTTTAGCAAATCATGTTGAGGTTACGGGAAATGCCGATGAACATATAGCATATTGCTGGCACTCTGTTGAAGGCTACTCAAAGATCGGTTCTTATGTTGGTAACGGTAGTTCTAATGGTCCTGTTGTTACGACCGGGTTTAGACCTGCATTTGTACTGATTAAGAATATCACTACAGACGGATATTCTTGGCAAATTGTGGACAATGCCCGTAATTTTGCTAATCCTATTGCTTATAGACTTAAACCGAATACGTCGGATATTGAAGTTTCTACTTCTGTGGAGTTTCTGTCTGACGGCTTCCAATTAACCAACACTTCGAACTCCATAAACAAAAATAATGATACCTTCATCTACATGGCATTTGCGGACACTTCGCCCGACTTCGGTGTAGATACAACAACGGATGGCACTGGTGTAACTCTGTTGCTGGATGGGTCTAGCACAACTAATGATGCTTCTAGTGCTAATATAGCTAGTAATTTGGTTGCTGATGCTAACATTACAGCTACAAACACCTCAAGCCTGTCTATATCAGCCCCTTATGGTGCTGGTCCTGTAAATGTGTTGGATTTTCCGTCCAACCAAACGACAGGTATATCTCACACATCTAGCTCTATTCCTGAGTTGCTAGACCCCACAGAAACGCAATGGACAATAGAAATGTGGGTGCGTCCAGAATCATTTGCAACATACGACTATTTGATAGCACAAGCATCGGACGGGGCAACTGGGTGGTCAAATGGTTTGGAATGGATATTGGATTGGGACACAAGCAATATTTATTTCGTGGGTTATAATGGCTCTGGCGGCAACACTTCTCTTTTACAGGCCAGTATTTCAACTTATGGTATAACAGTAAATAATTGGCACCATATTGCCGTAGTAAGAGACGGTAGTGATACCATGTTGTTCCTCAATGGTCAAAAAGCTGCTACCATTACAAATCAAAATATAGTTCGTACAACAGGTAATCGTAATCTTTTTATAGGAACTGACCCGACTGATACATATTCGTTTGATGGTCAAATGGCCGACATCCGCATCACTAGAGGCGTAGCCCGTTACACTGATTCCTTCACTCCACCTACTTCTGCATTGTCTGCTGACGTGTCAGGGATTACTGGTAGTGATGATGTTGTTCTGTTGCTGGATGG